CCAGCGCCACCGCCAACAAGGAGGGCGACATGAAGCCGAGAGACTATCAGGAAGAGTGCTGCGAGCGGATCCTTGCAGCGATTGCCCAGGGGGCCAAGGCGATCTTGGCCGTCCTGTTCACTGGCGCAGGGAAGACGGTGGTCTTCAGCCTGCTGGCACGGATGTGCAGCAACAGCAAGGTGCTGGTGATCGCACCGCTGCGTGAGCTGGTCTGGCAGTGCGCCGACACGGCTGACCGCGTGACTGGCGAGTACACGGAAGTGGAAATGGCCAACCAGTGGGCTGGCTCCTACGGGGGCCGCGTGGTGGTGGCGTGCGTCAAGTCGCTGCTGGCCGGCAAGGAGAAGCGGTACAAGCGATTCCTTGGGTACCGGCTGATCATCGTTGACGAGGCTCACACGCAGTTCTCGGAGGCCGTCCTGGCCATGCTGCGGGACTTCCAGGCCCACGGCGGGATCGTCATTGGGTTCACGGCCACGCCGTTCCGCATGGACGGCCGGCGGCTGATGGACTTCTACGAGACGGTCGCGTTTGAGTACGACCTGAAGCGCGGCATTGAGGAGGGGTGGTGCCTGTCGCCGCGGGCCAAGGTTGTCCGCGTGGATGGGCTGGACACCAAGAACGTCAAGGTTACCGGCGGCGACCTCTCGGCCGGCGACCTGGACCTGGTCCTCGGCGCCGCTCGCCCGCTGCACCAGATGTGCCTGATCGTCCAGAAGGAACGCGTCGGTGCGGCCCTGGCGTTCCTGCCTGGCGTTCGCACCGCCATGTCCCTGGCAGAGCTGGCGCAGAACGCCTACGGCATGCGGGCGGCGTACATCGTTGGCGACACGCGGATCCAGAGCGACGACGAGAGGAACCTGGTCATCAACAGGTACCGCAACGGAGAGATCGACCTGCTCTGCAACTGCCAGATCGCAACCATGGGCTTCGATGCCCCGGTCACGCGGACGGTGTTCATGTTCCGGCCGACACGGAGCCGGGTGCTGTTCAAGCAGGTCATCGGACGGGCAACCCGCCCGGCCCCTGGTGATGTGGATGGCCGCGATGAGCTGTCTGCACCAGGCATGGAGGGCGTTGCCGCGAGGCTGCTGTCTATCGCATCCGGCGATAAGCCCTGGTTCAAGATTGTGGACATCACCGGGACCACGGAGGACCACTCCATCGTCACGGCGGTGGACATGTTCGCCAAGGACGACGAGGACAAGGAGGTTGTCATCCGTGCCCGCAAGCGGGCCGAGGAAGGCGACGCCGAGGATCCCGGCGACCTCCTGGCCCAGGCGGCCGACGACGTTCGCAAGGCCAAGCTGCTTGAGGAATCGCTCCGCGGCATGACGGGCCAGGCGACCGGCACGCTGCACGGCCATGACGTTGAGCTTGTTGGCAAGAAGAAGTGCATCAGCGAGTACCGCTGCCCGCTGCGTGGGCGGAACGCGGGTCGCCGCATGGGGGAACTGGACGATGGATACATCGACTGGGCGTTACGGCAGACCAACATCAAGGGATGGCAGAAGTCATTCTTCCACCGTGAAAAGGCGCGCCGACGCTCTCTTGCAGGACACGGTCGATGAGATCGCTGCGGTGTTCAGGATTGACGAAGCCTTCCCTTTCGCTCCTCAGGAGGAGGACCATGAGCCTAAGCGTTCGCTGTGGACAAGAGTTAAGGATTGGTTCTTTGGGCGTGCCCCTCGCGGTGGCGCCGGACATCTGGAGGCGGGTGTTCGTCAACCGGGAGCCGGCCCGCAAGGTGTGGGAGTCGCTAGAGCTGAGCCCGGACGTCGGCAAGAAGATGGTCGCCCTGCTGCGGAGGCATCGCCTGCCGAGCCGGGACCGGCTGATCGTCCTGAGTCTTGGCTATCCGGATCGTACCCACGCTGACATCGCCCGTGCGTTCAGGGTCACGGTGGACCAGGTTGCGGATTGCGAGCGGAGGTCATCGGACATCCGCAGGGCAGAGCCGCTTAGCACGGAGCTTTGGGAGGACATCAATGCCAAAGAAATGGGGCCCGCGGAAATCGCCAGGAGGGCAGCCCGCGTCCGGCAAATCAACATCGAAAGGATGGTCCAAGGAGAAGTTCCTGGCAGTCCTGGGCAAAGCCCACCAGGCCGAGGGCAAGTGGGTGGCCCAGATGAGGACGACCCACGGTCGCGCTGTCGCAAACGGGGTCAAGCTCGTCCTCCCGGACCACAATCCAAGAGCGGACTTCTGTCCAACCCCGGACGCAGTGGCGGCGGTGGCCATCGAAATAAAGCTCCGCAACCTTGAGTTCACCGGACCGGAAGACTTCCCCTATGACACCGTCTTTGTCGATGACGTCACCGGCCTCAGGCGAGGCGAGCAGCCGTTCGCCTGGGTCTACATCTCGCAGGTCACGGGTCACTGGGTGTGGCTTTGCGCAATCGACCGCGACGGATCTTGGCAGGAGCGTGTCGTCTTTGACAGCATGCGAGGGTTCGCCATGCCCACCCTCGTCGCCCCTTCCAAGTTCCTCCGGCCCGCCTCTCAGCTCTGCGAGCTGCTGTTCTCCACCTCCGGCCTGCAGTGGGTTGACGGAGCGTCTGGAGCGTTCGGAGAGGCGGGCGGCGGAGATGACAAGTGTGATCCGAGCCCTAGAGGCAGAGGTCGCAAGGCTCCGAAAGAGCCTGGTTGATTCCTGGGGAGAGGTCCCCGGGGATGGTTACTACTGCAAGGACACCAAGGAGGTCCATCATGGTAGTTAGGGAGAACATGGTAATGATCCATCAGCCGCGGTTTTCCATGCGGCTGTGGATCAACTGCGGCGACGAGGACCCCGGGTTTGCGTGTGACCACGCCACCGTGCAGACCTGGGCGGATGAGCATGCGGAGGTCCTGGACGCCCTGCCGTATGACGAAATCTGCGCCCTTGTAAGTGCGACATTCCCACGCACCGCCGCGGTGGAGGTGCTTGACCCTGAGACGCGGTGCGGCGTACTGCTGTACCCCAACTGGCCATGAATTACATCGACACAATGCCGGACCTTTACTTCTACGCGGTGCTGGCCGCGCTTTTGCTTCTCGTCAACCTTTGGAGTCCACCATGCGCGCCTCGTTAAACTTCACGCTGCCTGACGACGACTATGAGTTCCACGCTGCGTTGTCTGGCCAGCAGGCTTTGCGGGCTTTGTCACACATCAAGGACAAGTGCCGGTTTCTAATCCAGCACGGTGACGCCGACAGCGAGGCCGTTGACTTGGCTGAGACTATTTGTAATATGATTCCGAGCAGCTTACTGGAGTGCGAGGTATGACTGATATAGCGCAAGAGCTGCGAGAGAGATCACTGCGAGCCGAGCAGGAGGGCGAGCCGATGGCGCTGCTGGACGAGGCGGCAGGCGAGATCGAACGGCTGCGGCTCACCGGCATGGAGCAAGCGGCGACTGGATGGGCGATCATGGAGTGCGAGTCGATGCCGACGACCAGGTCACGCGAGGCTGCGGACACGTTGCGGGCGTTGCTGAAGCGATTGGGCTGAGAACGCTGCGATCTGCGGCGCAGTCCGCAGCATCGCGTGGTTAGCCGGGTTGATTCACAAAAGGAGAAAGGAATGGCATACAGCGTGGAACTTAGCCGCCGAATCTACGACGACGCCTGCGGAGCTTGCATTGAGGTTGGCCCTGACGGCGACGGGCTGGGCTGCGTTGAGGTCTGCACGCCGAACGCTGCCAGCAAGGAGCATTTTGGAAACATTCGGTTCACGGTGTCTCCGGAGTTGGCAAGGCTGCTTGGCAAGGCACTGATCGACGCGGCAGCGGATGCTGGGGCATAACGTGAAGAATCAGGAGCGGCGAGACATGAGCAACGACAACACGCAGGGCGCGGCCACGCCGTCTCCTGCATCCGCTGGTTATGCGGACGAGTGGGAGCCGATTGAGGGAGACACGGTTCGCGTCAAAGACCCAGATCACTTTCTGTCGCCACTGGACAAGAAGTTCAAGGACAGGGACGGGGTTGTCGTTCGCAAGTGGCTTCCTGCGGGCCGCCTGCGCTGCAAGTGTGTGGTGCGATTCGGCAAGCGGAACGGACGCGGCAAGGAGTTTGAGCATTCGCTGTGCGCGGGCGACTTGATGCCATGGCCGAAGAAGGACGCATAACACGGAAGATCAACAGCCGCGAACAAAGGAGGCGGCCAACATGAGCGACGAAAATGAGCGGTCTGTTGCATCGGCTGGTTCTGGCTCGGGGCTGCCCGCCGACATGATTCGGCCGGAATGGATGGAACTAGCGCGAGCCGTGACGTTCTTTGGCGTGCCGCTAGAGCGACTCAGCCGCGACGAGTTGATGGCTAACATTGGATACCTTCTGACTCAGGTTGAGGGGTTGAGAATGCAACGCTCAAGGCCGGAAGTCTTGAAGGAGCGGCACACTGGCTCTCGGTAGCCAGAACGCGGAAGATCAGGAGCGGCGAACTATGGACATTGACAACACGCAGGGCGGTGCCGAGCCGTCTCCTGCATCCGCTGGTTCTCATGGGTCGAACGGCCTTGTTGCGTACTACGCTCACGGCAGCGAGTACGACACCGGCTGCGAGTTTGAGTTCGTCACGCTTTTGCGGGAGCACGCGGAAGCATCCGGCGGAACTGTTGCGACGCTCGTTCAGATCACTGACGAGGAGCGGGAGGCGATCAGGCGGGCAGTCTTGATGCTGGACGGCGTAGAGGACTTGCTGGCAGACGCTGGCGCGCTGGATGCCGAAGCGGTGACAACGCTACGCGGGCTGCTGGAGCGAACGAAGTGAGAACGCCAGAGATGAATGGCTGCGAACACAGGAGCATGACACATGACAAGCGAGATTGAGCAGTCCATTCCATCGCGTGGTTATGAGCGGCTTCGCGTCTGCCCGATACCTGACGACGACCCGGTCGGATTCGCGGTTCTCGGACTGTTTTTGTTTCCAGTTGCGGTGTTTGGGATGGCGACGGCGGCGGCTTTTTGTGGCTTCGTTTTGGCGCACGCATTCCATGGTGCGATCTGGCTGGTGCGGCTCATCGCTGGAAACTCATAACCAGTGTTTATGCGGTTCCCGATAGCCGCCCTCGTTCCGCATAGCACCCCGCCGATTCCGCGCCGCACGGCCGCGAGACGCGAGGGCCGGCGTTACCAAGTGCTGCATATCACTCCTGTCGCCGGCAGCGACAGGTAGCAAGAACGTGACTCGTAAAACCGAAACCTGCAACAGGTGCAAAGATGCCCAGGGAATACCTGATTAACAAGCTCCGCCGATGGTCCCACGCGGTGGACGCCGAACCCGCCAGCGACCTGATGGATGAGGCTGCCGCGGAGCTTGCGCGGCTACACACTGTCATCGACAGCTACGCCGCATCGGCGGCGGCGGCATGCCGGGAAATCAACATGCTCAGGGGTATCAAGGATGATGCTGCAGCTAAACCCGCCGATCTGGGTGGCAACGCCGCTGGGTGAGGGCTTCGCCCTGCTGGTGATTGACTACGGCCCGCACCTTAACAGCGTGTGGGTGGTGCAGCATTTCGCTGACGGCCAGGTGGTGCATGTTGATGCGGCCGAGATCCGCGTCATGGGGAACGAAATGTACGACATACCGCACCCTAAGGTGCCAGTGGAAAGGTGCATATGAACACAGAGACTCTGATCACAACCCTGCTCAAGTGCTACACCGATCCGTTCGCCTCGGACCATGACCCTCGCAGCCTGCTCAAGCTGGCGGCCGGGGCTCTTGGCGAGGCTCAGTTTCGCATCCGAGAGCTAGAGGATCTGCTTGCCGAGCAGAAGGCCCAGGTTGGTTCTTTGCGGGCAAGAGTGGGTGAACTGGAAAGTTCGCTTGCGTGACCAGGCCACGGTGATACAGAGACGCATGAGGCGGTTCATTTTCTCGCAGCACCCGCCGGCAGTTAACCAAAAGCGCGAGCATAAACACACGCCTGCCCTATGGCAGGAGCGGCTAGTCCGCACAAAGAGGCTGACGGTTGCGCGAAACCCGGGCAACGCGCTGGTACTAGATCCAGCAACCCCCTGCGTCCCGGTCGATAGCTGAGAGCCTAAGGATAAGGCAACCGTCGGCGGCCACCAGGCCACATGAGAGTCACCAGTGCCTCTCAGCAGGGAAGGGGTCTGCGCAGAGGAGGGCTTATGGCACGGATGACCAGGGCTGAGAGGGCGGCGCTTGAGGAGTGGATCCAGCTTCACCGCTGCTGTGCGGTGTGCTGGTGGCCTGAGTCAGACGGACGCAGGACGATGGAGGTTCACCACCTGCAGGGAGGCGCTGGCCGCAAGCATGACATTCGCAATTACCTCCGGACCTGCGGGAGGTGCCATGACGTCCTCCATGACGGACAACTTGCGGGGAACTACCCACCACTGTACAAAGGTACAATGCTGTGGGCGAAGCAGCAGTCGGATCCAGAGAACTATGACCCGTCCTACCTGGCGTCACTGAGACACAAGAAGCACCTGGGCTATGAGCCTGAGGAGCCTCATGCGTTTTACATGGACGAGAGGCAGGCCAATCTCAGCTGGGCAAGGAAGCCATGATCGCAACCCGCAACGAAGACGACTGGGACCTGGAGGACGAGAACCCTGACGCCCTCCTGGCGGACGGGCTTGAGGATGCCTACATCGGCCGCACCGCCAATCATCACCACCCCGTGGTGGCGGTGTATGACCTGGCCAAATGCGAAGAGATCCTCGTTGAGTCAGGCATGACCCTGGAGGAGGCGGAGGAGTACCTGTCGTTCAATACCTTGGGCGCGTACGTGGGGGAGAACGGCCCCCTGTTTGTGAGGCTCAAGTGAGCCGCAGCCAGCGCGAGAAGGGTAAGCGAGGGGAGAGGGACGCCGCCAAGGCCCTGACGGCGGCGCTCCGGCTGGCAAATCCTGCCCGCAGGGGCGTCCAGTACCAGGGCGGAACGGACTCTGCGGATATCAGCGTGGACATTGAGGGCATTCACTGGGAGGTCAAGTTTGTGGAGCGGGAGTCCATCCGAGCCTGGATGCAGCAGGCCCAGGATGACGCCGGCTCCGCGGTCCCGGTGGTGCTGCACAGGAAGAGCCGGTCGCCATGGTTGGTAACCCTGCCGGCGGAGCGTCTTTATGAGTTCGTCCAGCGATTGGCGGAGGCTGCTGCTCAGGCGGTTTCGGAGGTGGGCGCAGCGGAGGTTCCCGGTTCCGTTCCCCCTGAGGTGCTACCTGAGGCCGCCCAAAAGCATGCCTGACATGCTGGGCTACTTTTCGTTTGACGAGGAGGAGAGCCGTGGCGTCATCTGCATTGCCAATACGTGTGGAGCTGACAGTTTTATCGACACCTGCTGTGAGGAGTGGGCCCATGCAAGAACTGCGTACCTTTGCACCGACGACGAAGACCCGCATACCGCTAGCTTCTGGGCCGAATACGGCCGGATCGTCAGCGCCAGCCGTGACGTCCACTGGTGACCCGTACCGGGAGCTGTGCGACGAGCTGTACCGGCTGCTGACAAGGAAGCGGGACTACTACGGCTGCGGCCAGGACCCCCTGGAAAACGCCCTGGGCGTGGAGCAGGACGGCATCGAAGCCTGGCGTTACCAGGCGGCCCGGATCGGTGAAAAAACCCGGCGGCTCAGAGGGCCGTTGGAGACAATTACTAGACAGAAGACCCTGATGGACATTGCCGGCCACGCGGTGGTCGCCATTGCCTGCGAGAGGAGAAAGCATGGTTGACAAGTTTGTTGTCGTTCGCTGGCTGCTGCAGAACGTAAGTGTCCTGCGTGAGATCAGTGCCATCGTCGCCAAGTGGGCGGAGGCGACGCTGTCGGAGAAGCTGGAGATCGTCTACCTGGTGGCCAAGTCTCTGCTGCCCGTCATCGAAACCTTCCCTCTGTTCCAGGCCCAAGCCCAGGCCATCACGGAGGAGGAGGCCCAGGAAGACCTGGCCAAGATCCAGAGCCTGGGGATCGCCCTGCCGATCCTCCTGAACGTGGTGGCTCCGATTGTGACGTCGCTCATCCGTGTCCTTGTGTCCAGGGATGATTGATGCTCGTTCACCTGCCGCCGTACCGCGTAGAAGCAGTCGCACAGGCCTTGCCCTCCTCAGGCCTGGACTGGTCCATTTCCGCGTACGGTCTGCCGGCCCTCTGGAGTCGTCACCAGGGGGCCGGCGTGCGGGTGGCCGTGCTGGATACGGGGGTGGACGATAGCCACCCTGCCCTGATTGGCGTTGTCAAGGATCATCGCAACTTTACGAAGGATTGCTCTGCGTCGGACACCAACGGCCACGGGACCCACGTGGCTGGTGTCATCGCTGCCCGCGGGCCCATGACTGGGGTTGCCCCGCAGGCCGAGATCATCAGCTGCAAGGTGCTGAACAACAACGGCGCCGGGTCGCTGGAGTCTGTCGCCAGAGCAATCCTGTTCGCCATTGAGGCCAAGTGCGATATCTGCGTGATGAGCCTTGGGGCGCCTGTCCGCACGGAGGAGCTGACCGAAGCTGTGCGTGCGGCGGACAAGGCAGGGATGATCCTGGTCTGTGCCGCGGGGAACGACGGCGGGCGGGTGTCCTACCCCGCAGCCTATGAGGAAGCCATTGCCGTCGGTGCCGTTGGCCGCGACGGTGGTGTGTGCGAGTTCTCCTGCCGCGGCCGGGAGATCGACGTCGCAGCCCCTGGCGAGGAGATCACCTCCTGTTGGCTGGGCGGAGGGTACGCCACTCTGTCAGGCACCAGCATGGCGGCGCCGTTTGTTGCCGGCGTCCTGGCCCTGGCGACCCCGCAGATGCCGCCGCCGCGGTCAGGCAAGGCGCACGCTGTCATCAAGAACACCAGCGTGGACGCTGGGGATCCCGGCCATGACCACCTGTACGGCTGGGGGCTGATCAATCCTTCGACCGCCCTGGAGCATTCCCACAAGGCAATCGTATGACCCCCTACCAAATCGCAGCCGTGATCGTTTCCGCATGCGTGGCCCTGGTCTATGCCTGGCCGCTGATCAGCAAGATGACCCCGGCCGCCCTCGGCAAGAACCTGCTCGGCATTGTCGCCGTGGGCCTGCTGCTGGCGGCGTTTCTCCCCACCGCTGCGGTGAACGTGCCGGCCGTGGAGCAGAGCAAGGTGGCTGCGGTCCTCAAGTCAGCGAGCAAGCATGACAAGGCTCGCGTCCGCGCGTACTACGCCTCGCTTGCGGATGTGATCAGGCGTGACGACCGCATCATCACCACGGTGGGGAAGTTCCGGACGACCAACGCCAACGCGTTGGACCTGGCGTTCAAGGGTACCGACCTCCCCGGTAAGTACGCCGGCCTAGATGTGGCCATCGAAGACGTCCTGGTTAAGGCGATTGGCAAGGACGATGTGGCGTTGTCGCCTGACAAGAGGGCCTCCCTAGTCAAGGCCCTGGAGGAGGTTGCCGCAGATGCCGGAAGATGAGGATCTGTTCAACAGCTCTGCCGAACTGGTAAGGGCATACGAGGCCGGCGGATTCGCCGGCTACTTGCCGTCGATGAAGGACCGGGATGACTTCCTGGCTACCAATCCGGTCAGGTACTTCTCCACCACCAACTCTGGCAAGGGCAAGCGTGCCTTGCTGTGGGGCTATGTCCTGAAGCTGGACCCCGCTGCCTTTACCGAAAGGCAAACTGTTGGAGACTGTGTTTCCCACGGTAGCCGGAACGCCAGGGATTGCACTCGCGCTGTATCACTTTTGGTGCACGGGTCGCCGTTCTCCTGGTTCAGGCGGACTGCAACGGAGCCCACGTACGGGGCTCGCGGCCACGGCGGCGAGGGCATGAGCCCCGCCAGGGCCAGCCGGTTTGAGCGTGACGTTGGCTTCATGCCGCGGGACAACTTCCCGGGCGTGGTGGACCTGACCAAATACGATGGCCAGATCGGAACACGCTGGGGCAGGAACGGGGGCGTTCCGCCAGACGTCCAGACGCTGTGCAACCGGAACAAGGTTGGCACCATAGCTCTCGTCAAGAGCATGGATGATGCGATGGACGCCCTGTACAACGGGTACGGCATCCACTCCGGGCAGATGGCTGCGTGGAGCAGCAAGCCGGGGGCGAAGAACATCCACCCGCGTTCGTCTCCGGGCTGGGCCCATGACATGGCGACCGTAGGTTATGACGACACTCATACCTTCTGGCCGTTCCGCGTCTGGTTCATAGCCAATAGCTGGGCGGCGTGGAACACGCCCGTGCCCAACTGGCCGGCGGACTACCCTCCCCAGGTGCCAGGCATGATCGTCACCGACGATGCCGGCTACGCCACGTGCATTGAGGCGGAAGATGCGTGGGCGTACTCCGACGTCCAGGGATACCCGCCCCAGACGCTCCCGGATCTCGGAACCATAGGGAGGATTTGATGTTTATCAATGACTACACGCCGGATTACGTCGCCCTCGTCGCTGTCCAGGCGGCCATCGTCGCCCAGATGGAGGAAGCCAAGCCCGCCCCTAAGCCGCCGCTGAAGAACTGCAGCCTCTGCAAGGGCACTGGTAAGGTGAGGACCGGCGACAACCAAAACTGGACGAACTGCCCATGCACGGAAAGGGTTTCCGACGACTGCCCGGACGGAAAGTGTCCGAAAAAACCGTGATCAGGCTGACGGCGTTTGGGGACAACGAGGCGTGGGTCTACCAGTTCCCGCCGGCCGAGTGGCCAGACGCTGTCCGCAGGATCATGGCTGATACCAGGAAGGGAAAGCTGCCGGACGAGGCGGCTGGCGGGATGTTGGAGATGATCGCGGAGGGTGTAGGGAATGAGTACTGACGAGATGCTGATCGCACTGACAGTCCTGATCGCCGTGGTGCCCTGGGCCATGTCGATCCACGCCAAGGTTGCGCTCATCGCGCACGCCATGGAGGGCATGCCTGAGTTTGTGAGGGAGACTCAGGCCAGACTGGACCACCATGAGCAGGCAATCCAAGCTCTCCAAGCGGCAGCAGCAACTCGTCACTGAGTACTACGACCTGGTCGCGACGGCGGCCCGTTACTTCGTCCAGAGCCGCCCGGCTTGGCAGCGGGGTGCGCTCATCCCGGACCTGGAGGGCGAGGGTTACCTGGCCATGTGCCGGGCTGCCCGCACGTACAACCCTGCCCTGCTCCCCTACCCCAAGAAGTACTTTGCCAGGGCAATCCTGAACGCCATGCTCAAGGCCATACGGAGGCTCACCAAGGCCCCGGGCGAGCGGGTGGGCATGGACGCGGCGGAGTCCGACATGGGCGTTACGGACGAAATAGACCACCTCAGCGACGCAATCGCAGGCATGCCGGACCGGGACCGCCGGATGGCGGAGGCCCGGTTTATCGGCAAGGCCAGGATTGTGGACATGAGTGAGCAGTTCTCACTCAACATTCGCTCGGCATCTCTTGCGTCCCGCCGGCTCGCACGTGACGTCGCGGGACGATTGGGTATCCCTGAAGATGAGCGTTGGCCAGCCCGTGGATCTCCGAGATCGAATACCAAACGCCCTTCCCCTTGTCGCTCGGAGACTTCCCCGGCTTCGTCACCCGCTCCCGCATCAGGGCCCAGGCGATCCGGGCGTAAGACATCCCCTCCTCCCGCATCGCAACCACCCGCTCGGCCAGTTGCCGCTCGGAATCCAGGGGCACAAACCTCGCCCCCTTCCCAGGCCGGTCGCGTTGCCAGCCGTAAGGGCGGTTGCCGCGTGGCAGCCCGTGCTTCCTTAAATAAGAGTGGACCTCCCTTACCCGCTGGCCAATCATCTCCCTCTCAAACTCCGCGAAAGAGGCGAGCTGGTGGAAAAACAGGCGGCCGGCAGGCGTCCGCAGGTCGATCCCCAGGTCCAAGATCACGGGGCTGATGCCCTTGTCCAGCCAGGTGTGGACCGTGTCGGTGGCGTCACGCACCGAACGGAACGTGCGGTCCACGCGGAAGAAGAACAGGACATCGCCGGGCTCCATGGCATCCCACAACAGCCGACCCTGCGGGCGGTTGCGGAGTGGGATCTTTCCGGTGACGTCCTCGTCCACGTAGATGTGAGCGAGGGGCAGGCCCTCCTTGGCCGCCCGCTCCTTGATCATCTCCACCTGGTTCTGTGCGGAGTTCTCCTGGTCGTCGGTGCTGACGCGAACGTATCCCCATACCTTTGCCATCAGTGCCTCGGTGTTGTGCCAAAGAAGATCAGGACTCCAACGATCAGGGCGAACACAACCTCAGGATGGATCACGCCACACCCCCATCTTCTTGAGGTGTTCGATGGCGTCCTTGCGACGCTGTTCGATCTCACCTTCTGCAGGAGGGGAGTAGTCGTCTGGCAGCCAGTCCCTAGCCATGACTCTCCAGCCTTCAGGGCACGGCATGTCGTCCAGCTTGCCGGCCGTGTTTGTGGTGTGGATCTGCCAATGCTCTAGGTCCAGGGCGATCTCAACAGGGTCGTACAGGTGCGTCTCCTCAATCGGCGGACCGTCTGGAACCCACCGCCCTTCTGACTCACGTACAGAAACTGCGAAGCGTCGGAATAGATAGCCAGCAATGTCGCCGCCTGAGAGCCGGCCTGCGATGTAGTATTGTCGTCTCACTTTGTCCTCCGCTTCTTGGGCAGCCAACGCGACCGGCGGAGGAAGTCTCCGGCGGCTCGCTTCATCTCCAGGGAAACCTCCTTCTCAGAGGGCCGGATGCTCTTGAGAAGGGTGATGGCAGTCTCGTAGTCGGCCGTGCCAAACACGGCGTGTACGGACTCCAACCACAGGAGCGTGAACCCTGTCAGCACCACGTTTGGCATGGCGCCGTCCAGGGTTTCGCTCTGTTGGTACATGCCTACGTACATGTTGCGGAGGGATTCCCGCAACTCGTCGGCTACCTCCATGGAAACCTTGTGCATGCAGTCGTCAGGGGTGATTGATGAGAAATCCATAGGCCCTCCGGAGGTGAGATTTTACCGACCATCGATCAGTGGGTGTAGACCTGCGCCTGCTCCACCCGCTGCAGCAACCGCTGCATCCGCACGGCATGGCCCAGTTCATCCTGGGTGGAGTCGCAGTCCTCCACCAGCAGGATTTCCTGGGCATCCGCAATGTCCCGCTCCACGGTGCGGAGCAGGTACGCAAACTCCCCCGGGCTCAGTTCCAGGACAACCTTAGACGGCAGCATCGACGCCCTCCCGGGTGATGGTGATGGTGAACGAAACCGGCGGATGCACAACCACCTTGACGGGCTTGTGCAGGAACGCCGTGTCGAACTCCAACTCATCGCCCAACGTGGGCTCACGCACCTGGACCGGCTTCGCCGCCAGCTTGCGCCGCAAGCGTGGCATGCGAAGGCCATTGTCACGCAGGTAGTGGGCCCGGCTGTGGACCGTGCCGGAGGGGACGCCAAGGTCCGCCGCCAGTTGCTCCGCAGTCCTGCCCTCAAGGTACGCCTGGTGGTACGCCGCAATGAACGCCGTCTTGTCATATCGCCTGGACATAGGGAACCTCCTTGCTGGGGGATGGAAAGAACTCAGACCGCGAGAAGCACACTGCCGCACTCCGCATCGGCCACGCCGTGCAGCCGCTGGGTCCGGCGGGGCAGGTCGCCGTACTCCTTGAGAACCTCCGTCACGGAGTTGAAGAAGGACCACAGGGTGGGCTCCTGGAACTCCGGGTGACGGGGGCTGTCGTACTCGTTGAGAACATCAGCAATCGCCCGGGCCGGGATCGCACCGGCACGGTACGCCCGCAGCGTCAGGTCATGCAGGTGCGACAGCCCCTTGACCTCAATGGTCTTGTAGGCTTCGATCCGCTTGTGCTGGTGGCCGCGCTGATCGATCAGCTTGGCAACCCCCTCGTTGACGAGGCGAGGCAGGCGGTCCAGCACCAGGCGGGAGTGCTTGGTCTTGACGACCACCTCGGCGGAGAAGGCCAGGTTGTCGCAGACGAACACCCGGGAGCCCAGGCAGAACGACACGGGGAAGGACTTGTCATGGGAGTTACGCAATCCGACGACGGTGGCGTAGTCCGTGCCGCCACCAAGCGTGATCACGCCGAACATCCGGGCCCCGCCGGCAGAGAGGGCGAAGGACGAGTCGGTGATCTCCATGCCGCTGGTGGTGAGGGAGCGTTCGACCATGCGAACGACGTCACCGTGGGCGACAGGGGTCCAGGTATGGGTGCTGCCCGGAACGGGGACAGCGTCGATGTCGTTGCGGTCAACCACCTTGCCGCCAGCGTGGACGATCAGGCCAGTCATGGGAACCTCCTAGAAAAAAGAAAACCCAGTCAGCACGCTGCCGACTGGGCAAACCAAGTCAGTGCCGTACCGGCGAGGCTACGGCGATCAATAAACTCAAGCGACCGAAGTCGCCGAAACGTCACTCAGGCACGGGCAAAACCTCAGTTGATGGCCAGCATCAGCTTGCCTGCCAGCACCAGAATCAGCCGGACGATCAGCACTACCAGCTCAGCGTCATGCATCGGACCTCCCTTCCTGGGTGAGTTTGATGGCACGGTTCACCGCCTGCCGTGTACTGGCGAGTAGTTGGTCAACCTTTGTGGCGTCCCAGTGACGCCAGTTTTCGTCGCCCTCCCAGTCCAATGCGGCGAGTGCATCGCGGACCTCGCACAGGGCATCAAGCATTGCCGGTGCAGATGCAACGAGACGCACGTTGGCCTGCATCTCGTCGTCGTCCTCGTCGGAGAACACGTTGCAGATGTCCCACGTTTGGCCCTCGCCACGCACTGGGAAGTATCGGAACCCCATGCCAGTCCGCTGAGACATGATCCACTCTGCGTCTGCGGCAACCCATGGCCCCTTGGTATGCGTCACAGCTTGACTCCTTTTGCCTTGGCCAACGCCTCTCTCGCTCGCACACAGGTATCGTTCTCTGTATCGTCCCAGTCGCCCAGGTAGATCAGCAGTTCCTCGCACGCCGCCATCAGGTCCGGTGCCGCAGCCACCAGCCGGGCGTTGGACTCATAGTCCTCGCCGTCCGCCCACACCTTGGCGACGATGTACCGCACGCCATCAGTCTGGTCGGCATAGACGAACCGCACGGTGCCTGGGTCCGCTGGGTAGGCATCATGCCCGTTGGACGCCGCATACCACTTGCCTTGAATCGCTGCCATCAGTTGCTCCCTTCTGCTGTGTCGATATCGCATGCGCGAGAGATGTCAGCGGCCAAGGCTTGGGCGACAGCCGTAGGGAACGGAATAAAACCTATGCCGCCGTCGCTTGGGACGGTGCCAATGGGCGTTAGCAAGCCACGCAGTTTCTCAATGACATCTGCCGCCCGCTGTCCCAGGCACTTCTCATGGGTGCCGCAGTCGCTGCATCCAGGTGAGCCGCTCGTCCATTGGCGGTGGTCGGCGCGCAGTTCTTCAACGATGTCGTTCATCACTCCCTCCCTTCTGCTTTGGCTATCACGGCATCGACCGTTGCCCGCCACTCGTTGATGCGTTCGCGGTCCTTGTCGCTTTCAACCTGCGCTTGAGCGTAATCCAGCCCATTGGATGCGCAGTGCAGGGCCAACAACATATTTGGTGCCGCAGCCAGCAATCGCTGCGACTCACGCTTGTCCTTGCCTCGCATGATGCTGGGGTATTCAGAGTCAGGGTATGGCATCAGTCGTTCTCCTTGGCGGCATCGGACGCAGCGAGGGCAACCCACTTCTGGGCTGCCCCCTCCAGCGACATGCTGAAGTAGTTCTCTCCATGCAGGACAAACTTGCGGAGCCTGCCCGCCAGCGATGTGCGGTTGCCGACAGGGTCATCCGCATACTGGAACGGGAAGTCTTCGGCAGTCACGCTAGCGTGGCAATGCTCATCGACTGCCTGCTTGAAGTCGGACAGGTCGTAGAACCGCCTGGCATACAGCCGCTCGTTGAACTCCCGCCCCAGCAGGACGACGGCATCCATGAGATCGCTGTACCCGTCGTCGCCACGTTCAAAACTGAAGTTGCACTTGTCGCCACCGGAGTACGCCTTGCGGACGAAGTCCCGGTAGGAGATGGCGAAATGCACAGCCGCAGCCAGGCCGCCTGGGCCCTTGTTGACCTTCGCGTCACGCATGAACTCATCGGCCGCAGCCTCGGCCACCTTCTCGCGGAGCATCATGGTTCGCAGCACCGTCAGCCGAAACGCATCCAGCATGGGCCAGAAGTGTTCCGGTGACAGGCGAGGCGTGGTCATAAGGAAACTGCGAAACGCCTTGTCATACTTCGACTGGGCCCTGCGAAAGGCGAGGGCCTCGTCGTTGATGCCGTCAAGGATGCTGGTTGTCTTGGGCATTGCCCCTCCACGTTCCACCGGGCCCACGCTGCCCGGTCCTGGGTAATAGGTCTGTGTCGCCTGGGCGTAGGCCAAGCGGCTTGCCGCACGTGCGGCAGCGGGTATCTACCCACCCCGGCCGGCGAGTGGATGGACTATCCACCCACTCATGCCGGCCCCACTCACACGGCCTGGGGTTCTTGCTTCCTGACGTCACGGTCTGTCTCACGGGCCAGTGCCTCGCTCACTCGCTTCAGCCATTGCGTCCGCGTCTGGTTGGGAGCGTTGGTGCCGAGCCCAATCCATCGCGTCACCCACTTGCGAAGATCGTCCGGCGTGGTGTCCTCGCCCAGGTAGATGTGGTCCAGTGTTTTCTTCTGGTGCCACATCCTCCACACCCACTCCTCCACGTTGGACTCCTTGATGCTGCTCAGCCCAACGCACAGGCTGCCCCAAATCAGTGCGGTGCGGTCGTCCTTCTCTTGGTCCGTCTGCGGCGTCGGCGGGTTGCACTTTGATGTCGTCCAGTCCAGGCTCATTCGTCGTTCTCCTTGGGGTTGATTACGCCGACAGTCGGCTGGCGTTGGGGGCCGTCCCATGTACGCGCCAGCAGCGTGGTCACATCGTCCGCTTCTCCGTGGGATCCGCACCAGATGGTGTCAGAGGAGATCATCCGTGGGTTGACACCCTGCTCGCGACACCACTCCCGGATGGCAACGGTGCCTGTGTAGTTGCAAGTCATCAGTCCTCCTGCCCGGTGGCCAATAGGTACGCAAACTCTTTCGCATCACGCAGTTTCAGGAACTTCTGGATGGGGTCCATGGTTTCCTTGGTGACCATGAAGACCACCTGCGGAATCCTCTCCGGCGTGGGGCCAGAGAACTTCCAGTCGCTCCATCCCATGGCCCGCCGCTTCCGGCTGCCCGCAATCCGCCAGACGCGGTACGGGGCAATGCCATCGACGCCGAGATCAGTCCAGTCATGGCCCTTGAAGTTGGCGAAGATGAACTGCTCGTTGGTCAAGCAAACGTCTCCATGATCTGCTCAATCGCCTCCGTGACATCCATCTTGGGCTCCTTGAAGAACTCGTTGAGCACCTCGCACAGGATGCGGAACTGGTGCCCTTCCGTGTCCACGCCCTCGTCAATCAACTCCTTGGCAATCTCCGCAACGTCGGCGTTCCAGTTCCACGCCTCGCACTTACGGCGAGCCCAGGCCTGGTACTTCATCTCGTCCGCCAGGGACAGCTCGTCGTCTTCCATCTCAATCTCTCGCATCAGTCGTCCTCCTCGTCAGGGATTTGGTGTCCGGTTCCATTGCACTCGTAGCACGGGTGGTAGATGTGCCCCGGATAGTCTTCGCCTTCGCCGTCGCAACGCTCGCACGGAAACGCCTCTCGCACTTTCTCCAGCAGGTCGTTCGCTTCGCCTACCAGGTCCCACGCTTCCGACGGCTTCATGCCTCCTCCTCCTCGTAAACCTTCTCGCCGGCAGCATCTCCGGCGTCTTGGATGGCGTCGATCAGTTGCACCAGGCCGTCCAGCGGATGATCGCCGTGGCAGTACGGCCCATACTTAGTCAGCCCGGCATGGGCACGGCAGTCAGCGTCGATCAGGTGCAGAAGGTAGTCCTTCTGCTCTGCGAGCATGGCCCAGTCGATGCTTAGTTGGTAATGGATGGAGCGTGGCACTAGGCATCCCTCTCTGCGGCGCTAAGCATGGCCTCAAGCTCCTCCTCGGCAAGGCCGCAGCAGCGGTCGAACATCGCTCCTTCAGGGTCAGACACGGACTCCACCTGCCATGACTCCATGAACGCAGTGGTTTCGTCCGGCTTGTTGGGCATCAGCCGAATCATTTGGGTTACGGCGTCAGTGGCGCTGCGACAGTCACGCATGACAACGTCCAGACGGATGTAGTAGTAGCCGCTCACCCCTCCACCTCCACCTTGCTGTCGGTTTCGATCCACACCCGGGCACCGCAGGAGAGCGGGGCATCCGGCTCATATCGCACAACACAAGGGCCGTCTATCCGCACAGAGTGGGCGTAGCGGTTGTCCTTGTAGGTCTTCACGGTCAGCACCGGCTCACGCTCGCCGGTCTTCTGGTTGGAACGGATCACGTGCTGGTTAACGTGGACGATGGTCTTCACTCATCGATCTCCTGAGGTGTACCTCCGTACAGGTGTCAAACAGGATACGAAAAAACCCCCGCCGGGTACTTAAGTCTTTTTCCCCGGCGGGGGCCCCAGAGGAGCGGCCGAAGCCGCTGCCCCACACTCAGTCTATCACTGGGTCAGTCGGCCGCCATCGGCATGAGGATCGCAGCCAGCCGGACCGCCTCACTGTCGCCCTCGCACAGCACCTGCGACTGACCGTCGCTGGCGTGCATCGTCACGGTGCCGCAGTTGCATGCGTCCATGGCGTCGGCCAGGTCGTTGAGGTAGTTGACGTCCAGCAGGACCGTCGTCTCGCCCACCTTGACGGGCGTCCGGCGGGCCAGGTCCCTCAGCCCTGCGGATGAGAACTGCGCAGTCTGCGGACCCTTGCGGGACGGATCGAACAGCTCCTCAGTCTTGGGCCATCGACCCTCCACAACAGGGACAGGCTGCCCGTTGACGGCCACGGTGGCCGTCGGTGCCTGACTCTTGTGGCCGAATGGGTCGATCACCATCGGCGTGTGTTCGACCTTCTCTGTGACCTCAGGCTTCTGCCGCTTGGAAGCACGGGCTGCCTTGCCCAGTTCCCGGCCGCTCAGGATGGCGTCGAACTCGCCGCCCTTCTCGGCCCACTCCACAAGGGCAAGCCGCCTGCCATCGGTAGCCTCGGCGAAGCACTGCCCGGACGAGCGCCCGATGCGAACGCCGCCAAGGGCGTACCGGCTGGAGTCGCGGTCGGTCCAGTTGACAAGTTTGGTGATAGCAGTAGGGAGTTTCATGGGTTCCTCAGGGGTTGGTGTTGGTAAAGTGTCGGATGAGTGGACTGCTGGTCATGCTGCCACCTCTTTCTCGGTAGCAACGCGGTCACGGGCAAGCATCCACGGAGCCGGCTGAATCTGGCCCAGCCAATCAGCCACCGTTGGGATGCGGCCCAGGTCTTCGATCACGTGCTGCTCACCGATGAACCTCACTGGCACCGCCCTGCCCGCAGAGTTCTTGATGGTTACTCCGAACAGTCGCTCCATCATGTAGATCCCCTCGCTGTGATGGCGAAGGGCACGGTGGCGGAAATCAGCCATGTGTTCCTTGCTGCCATCCATCCACTGGTGGAGTTCCAGGTAGTCCTCCGGAACACCGCCATACTTTTTGGCCGACGAAACGGCGTGGTGGTATGCGTGGGCCATCAGAGATCGAACTCCTCAGTGGACTCGTTGACTTCGGTGATGTTCTGGCCGTGCTGCAACACAGCCGTGCAGTCCTTGACGTTTAGGGTAAGAGTCCCCTGCCCGCCTTCGTTGATCTCAAAGCCTGCCGGCAGGAACTCGTACAGAGCGTCCTCAAGACCCATGATGCACGCGGCATCGCCAGTGAGTTTCACGGGCTCGCCTTCCTGCCCAAGGTAGGAGATTCCGTCGATGGCCCCGCTGTCTCCATACCCGGAGTACTCCGCGACAACTGTACTAACGCCAGACGCAGCCAAGGCAGGGAGGATGGTGGACTTTAGGGTGTTCGTCGTAGCGTCCATTCGCTCTTGCTGCTGACGGTGGTACTCTTGCAGGAAATGTGTGAAGTCAGTCATTACAGGCTCCTCGCGTGGTCTTGCAGTTCCTCAAACGCCTTGCTGCCCAGCGCTGCCCGGAGGCGTAACGCTGTGTCGATGCACTCTCGGTAGGACTTCTCTGCTGCCCGGCTGTCGGTGTCGTACCCAAACTCCCGGGCCCAATCCTCAAAGCAGGCATGGTCGATAGCCCCTGCGTCCAGGCAGAGCGAGCTGATTACGCCCTCAATGTCTGGCCTGAGCGGCTGTCGGTATCCCTTGCCATGCTTCAGGCACAGGCCCGTCTGGCACTCGTCATACGCCACCATGGCCGGGTAACAGGGTGCATGGCCTATGCCAGCGGTGTACTCGCAGGAATGAACCTTGTCGCCATCGACAAGCACGTTGATCTTCCACTTGAGTTCCGACAGCCCCGGGCCGGGGATGACGTACTCAGAGTCGATGGTGATGCGATGCTCTGTGATCAGGTCGGCGAAGTTCTTGACTGCGGTCATACTGCTCCTAAGCCAGAAGGTAGTAGTTCTCAGGGGCATCCGCCGGATGGATGTCCCCAACACCGTCGCGGCCGGACGGCACGGCAAACTCCGCCTCGCAAGCATCCTCACGCTTGTCTTCGTCGCCCTTGAGCCTAAGCCCAACGCAGACATCAGTGGGGTCAAGGAACCGCAGTTCCTGTCGATCCCCGTCAACAACACGCCAGACCTTCCCGTTGGGATCACGCCAATGGGAGGGCAGGTAGCCAAACTTGTTGCCCCATGGGTTCCACAGGGAGTCGAACACTACGGCGATACTGGACTTGGTGCGGTAGACGCGCTCCCAGTCCTTGGCCGTAGTGCCGTCGTTGTAGGAGTAGGTCAGGTGGTAGTTGGCAGGGACATTGCCAAGCCGCTCAGACAGCTTGGTGTAGTCCCAGAACTGCCACGGATAGTCGAACATCTCCGGGGCGATCTTCTCCCACTTGACGTCAGAGTCCAGGTCAGGCCGGCAGGCAATGTGCTGCCCGGTGTGATACTTGGTCAGGCCATGAATCTGCCGTAGCAGGGCCGCCTTGAACCCACGTGGGTTCTCAAACAGCCAGTTGGTCAGGTTGATCCTGGCCTCACGCACGGCATCAGTCCTGCCCCGCCCTGCCTCCCAGGTGACACAGGGGCCAGAGCAGACAGACAGGCCACGCTTGTTAGCCCACTGGCCGATCTCATGGATGTCCATGCCATCGTCAAGCATGGACTGCATGACAGACCTGCGTAATGCCCTAGGGCATACGTTGTGACCAGAGGAGTCAGACGAGGCCAGAGAGATGGTAAACACCTTGTACTCTGTGCCATGGTGGGAAACCTTGGCATTGCCCTCGCCAGACTGGAGGATCGTCGCAATCTTGTAAGCCATGGGTGTAACTCCTTGTGCTGTCCGCACCGACTGGTAGCCCCAACCGCTGTCCGCACCGACAAGGCACCCCCAGGGGGGGCCTACTGGGAACCCCCGGGAAGGGGGGAATCCGTGGGGGGGCCGGCAGCATGCCGGATGTAAGTACTGGCGGGGCAAGGGGTTGCGCCACGTTGACGCCGCCGCCGCCGTCGGCCGCAATCGGCCGCATCCATATATGCGACTTCGCGCCTTACGAAAATGAAAGGTTCGGAGTCGCAGATACAGGTGACGGGTGGCGGTTGCAACGTCGCAGCCGCCGAACGTCACACACTCAGGAGCCGATACCATGCCCCGCCCCGCCAACGACAACACCGCCGCCGCCGAACTGGAGGCCCTGCGGGCCGAACTGGCCAGCCTGAAGGCTGCCGCCGCCGCCGGACAGCGCATCAGTTACAAGGTGAGCGAGAAGGGCGCTCTCAGCGTCTACGGGCTGGGCCGGTTCCCGGTCACGCTCTACCGCAGCCAGTGGGAACGGCTGCTGGACCCCAGCAACGTGCAGGCCATCACGGCTTACATGGTGGCCAATGGTGACCGGCTCGCCACCAAGGGGTGAGCATCGCGAACCCTCCCGGGGCCCGTGCCCGGGGGGGCTGCGATTCTCACCCCCTCAGGAGCCGTCCCCATGTTCATGATCGAATGCCAGACCGAGACACGCACCGCCCACCGCCGCATCGCAGGGTACCGCACCAGCCGACAGCCGCACGTACCCGCCGCACTGGCCTACGCCCGGCACGTATGGGAGGGGATCACCAAGGCCGGACGACCCGCCACTATGGCCGTTACCATGCGAGACGATGCCGGGCGGGTTGTACATACGTGGCAGTGGCGGAGGGTATAACACCGGGCCTTGCCACATTGTAAGGCAGGGGGGGGCTTGCAACGTAACACGCTACCCCCTATGATCGTCACACGCTGCGGCAGTCACCGCAGCACAACCCCAGAGGAGCCGATCCGATGAACTTCCCCAACGCCACCCCAGACGAGTGGACCGCAGCCCACCGCATGATCGCCGCCGCAGCCCGGCGGGACGGCTACGATCATGTCACCATGGCAAGCGCCAGCACCGCGGACGACATCGCCTCCGAGGTTGTGCTGAGGATCATGTCGATCCGCTGGAGGGACCAGCCGCAGAGCGTAAAGCATGCGGCCCTGATCCTCAGGAAGGCGGCCCGCCGCCTTGGATGGGCCATGTTCGACCCGGAGGCCAAGAGGGCCCGCGACCGGAAGCAGGACATGGTCCGCCCAGTGATGGACCGGGGAAACATGACCACGCCTTCCCCGGATGAAATGGCCATGATCGCCGAGCGATTCTACATCCCCGTGGACCGGGTACACGCTGCCCACGGCATCGGACCGGGGGCCCTTGCCGAACCGGGACACACCCCCAGCGTATACGGGAGCGGACCGGCCACGCCCACGCCCGTGGCAGGGGCCCGCTTCGCACGGCTGGCGACCGATCCCAACATGGACGCCACGCTCGCGGCTCGCAGCGGCCCAGCATGGCGGGAGGGACCGGACCTTGACCATTACCGCGACCAACTGGCCGAATACTACGCCGGTCGCTGAGCGTACCGGGCTGCGGGTGAGTGAGCGCCACACAAGGCGACCCGCCCGCCGCCCGGCGGACGATGCAACCGCACCGCACCCCCGGCGGTGCAGCCAGCCCGGCCCATGGCCGGACGAGGCCTGAGGGGACGACGCCGCAGGGGACGCCCAGCGGCCCACCGTACAACGACGACCGCCACCAGGCGGACAAGCTGACGACCGGCACCAGGCGGTGCCAGGCACCTGGACTAGGACCGCACGCGGGACACCGCACGCGGGACACTGGACTAGGGGAGGGCGATGCACCGCCTTCCGCCCGGGCCCGTCGCGGCAGGCCTTGCCACGTGGCCGAGGCCCGGCTTTCGGCGGGGCTTGACCGGCCGAACGGCTAACCCGTTGCAACGACACGGGTTGCGGCGACGGCCGGGGGGCTTGAGGCCACCCCCGGAGGCCCCCCAAGACCTGAGTGGTTGGTTGTCATAACTGTCCCTGGACTTTTCAAAAACTCCTACTTTCCCGTGGTTTTCCTCCACGTGGTCGCCCGCCCGGAGTTTTCCAACCCTCTAGCGCCGCGTGGTTCTGGCCGTAAGAAAACCACGCCTGAGTTTGTTGCAAGACGCCGGGTGCATTGGTCTGTATGGCCAACCCAGCATCTCTCACTGACGACGTCCTGAGGTGGACCGTCCGGCCGTCCGCCAGGTCTGCCGATGAGATCCTGGCCCGCATCCGCCAGCTGAGAGAGGTCCGCCCCCCTGCCCTGAACCTGATGGAGATGCGCGAGGTCGCTCCGGTAGTCGGCGTGGAGCAGTCTCCAATCGCCCGCTACCAGACGAGCCTGCCGCTGACTGACGTCCAGGCCGGATTCAACAACCGCAAGAGGACCATCCTTCGCGACGTTGAGCGTGGCATGGAGCAGGGTACGCACACCTGGTACCACAACGAGCCGCTTCGGCAGCAGTTCGTCATGGAGCTTGGCGAGGGCGAGGGCAATCGCCAGTTCGACCTGTTCACCGCGATGGTGGCTGGGTCGTCTTCCGCAGCCCCAGTGCGGTCCAACACCCGCAAGGCCAGCTGGTACCGGCAGAAGGCTCTGGAAGGGCTGTTGCCGTCGGACATCGACTCAAAGGCTGCAGCCAAGGAGTGGCTTGCAGACAACCCGCCTCCGCCGGGGTACGGGTCAGTGGCCAGCATCAATGATGCGATGTGGGCAAGCAGGTTCCTTGGGGGCGATCAGTTGCATCGCGCTTCTGAGCCTGGGGCGGCCCACAAGATCCTCTCGTTCCGAGAAAACCTGAGAGGCAACCTGGCCCCGTGGACCGGCGACCGACATGAGGGGGCGCGGCTGGGCGTTCCGCAGGTCTGGAACAAGCGGGAGCAGGCCTACGCCAAGGGCCAGCTAACGCCGAACGACTACGTGGTGGCCGAGCGGATGATGCAGCGACTGGCTGACCAGGCTGGCCTGTCGCCGGCAGAGCTGCAGTCGGCCCGCTGGATGGGCGGCGCGCACGTAACGGGGGTGGAGTCTGGAGATCCCACATTCCCGCATGCCGTGGAGGCGACAGCCGCGGAGCAGGGGCTGCGAATGGGCGAGACTCCAGCCTGGGTCCTCCGCAACTTCATCCGCAACGGCGGGCTCTTGTCCGTGCCGGCCATGATGCCCCGGGAGGATGAGTGATGGACGACCCCTACTACTTCCTCTTCTCCGATGACTGGATGGAGGACTGATGGACGAGAACGGCGACAAGATCCGCAAGCTCAAGGGCCTGTGGGCAAACATCCACGCCAGGCGTGAGCGCGGCGAAAAGCCCGCCAAACCTGGGGACAAGAGTTACCCAGACCAAAAGCAGTGGGAGAAGCTCAGTGGCAAGTGAGGACAACATCCGCCGCCTCCGATCCCCGGCGTGGACACGCAGGGAAGGCCAGGACCCAGACGGCGGGCTCAATGCCAAAGGCCGTGCGGCCTACAACCGTGAGACTGGCGGGAATCTCAAGGCGCCTCAGCCGGAAGGCGGGCCTCGCCGAGATTCGTTCTGTGCCAGGATGGAAGGCATGAAACGCAAGCTGACGAGCAAGGAAACCGCCAACGACCCTGACAGCCGGATCAACAAGTCCCTACGAGCGTGGAGGTGCTAATGAGCGATTTTATTCGACATCTGCGATCACTTGTCAACGACCCGCGATTCAACCGGCAAGCGATGGAGCGCGACCTGTACGTTGGGCCGCTGCTTCCCCAAGAGCCGCCCTTGCAGCCAGAATCCGACTACGAGGCGATGCGGATGATGCAGATGCGCGACGTTTTGGCTGGGCCGCGCGACGGGCGTGCAGGGTTGTACCACCGCGAGCAAACGACGAACCGGGCGATGCCGAGCGGCATGAACGACTGGATCAGGCAGTACGGTCACACGTACATTCCGGCGGAGGAGCCGCCCATGCTGCCGCCGGAATACCGATGAGCCGCATGGCGCTCAAGGCCAGGCGAGCCTGGAACTGCTGACAGACCGAGGTGCCGCGATGGTATGCAGATGCTGTGTGGGCGAATGCGAGGTGGATGAGGACTGCTACTACTACATCGTAGGCAGCATCAACATTGACGATCCAACGTGCCCTGCCGACTTCCTGTATGTGTACTTTGACAACGAGGACGACGCATTTGAGTACGCCTCGTCAATAGCGTCCACGCCTGGAAACGACATCTGCGGGGCTCCGGTGGTTGACTCTGCACCCGGAAGGTGCTGCGACAATCGTTGCTTCCCGTTCTTTGACTCCCTGCCGTACTTCACCAACTACACGGGCTTGGAGCTGGAGTGCCCATGATTTACGTGGACGTCCGCATCCTGCATAAGCGGTTCCCCGGCAAGTACGACCACATCGAAAGCGGCCGGGTGCCGGTCACCCGCGAGGACCTGCAGCTCATCCCCCGGGCGACGGCGCTGTCACGCGGCGGTGCCGGATCCCAGCTCAAGAAGATGCTGGCGTGGTTTGGCATGAAGCCCAGCAAGGGCTGCAGGTGCGAGCGACGAGCCAGCCACATGGATCGCATGGGCTGCGACTGGTGCGAGCAGAACGCCAAGACAATCGTCGGCTGGCTCCAGGAGGAGCATACCCGGCAGAAGATCCTGCTGCCGTTTGTGCCCATGGCAGCAGAGCAGCTCGTCCGGCTTGCGATTCGCCGTGCGAGGAAAGAGGGCAATAGGTAACGGAGGACCACCATGGACGAAGACGAAGGCGTTTTGGCTCAGATCCGTCGCGAGCAGGCTGCTGTGGGGCAGCAGCGTGCCCAGGATTACTACCGCAGGCTCCGCGAGCGAGGAGACGCCATCGACTCCATGGGCGGCGTCCACCCAGCGGTGACGGCCCAGATGGGCGCTCGGCAGCACTTCGGCCAGCTCGGCGCCGCCGCGGGCCAGGTCAACAGCGCCATCGACGGCGAGATGCGGTCCCGTGCTAGCCAGGCCCGGGAAGCCCGCCGCCTGGAGCATGAGAAGGAGCTGATGCGGATGAAGAGCCAGTCGGACGTCTACGGCGCGGCCATCCGTGCCCTGATGTACTGACGATGGCCGGATACTTTGAGCCGACGCCGCTGACAGACGAGCAGATTGCTGGTGTGCGTCGCGCCCAGGCAGACGCGTGGGAAACTGCCAGGGGCGTTATCGAACGCGACCGAGGCGTTTACCGCCACCTACAGCAGAACTCCCCATCTCCGTGGCCTCCAGTGGACGAGCGGGAGGTGCTGTACCGGGCGGCCCAGGACTACGGCTCCCTTGAGCCGACGCCAACGCACTCACCATCGCGGTACACGCAGCACCTGGGCGTTGCCGCAAGCCTCCCGCTGGATGCGATCTCCTACGTGTTTGGGGCCCCGGGGCGAGCCAGGGATGCAGCAATCCTTGCGGCCCAGGACTACAACGCCCGCGAGATGCTGGACCCTGATACTGGCGAGTGGCGGATGGTTGACCCATACACCGACAGGCCACGCCAGGACGAGACTCGCCAGGCAGTTGGAGCCACCGGCCGCGCACTGCAATCTCTCGCAAGCGGCCTTGGTGGCGTTGTGTATCCGCCAATGGGCGAAGGCAGGCCTGGCGGACCGCGGGACTGGCGGGAGTCTGCTAGTCGCCTAGGGATCAGCGACGGCAATGTGATGGCCCTGGACATCGGCACAGACCCGCTGACGTACGTCGGCCTGCCAATCGGCCGCGGCATGCGGGCGGCACAAACGCTTCGCTACGGCGGGGGAAAGCCTGCGTATCTCATCGACTCCAGTGGGGATGTGATCCGGAGGCTCCGCGCAACGCCGAGTGTCCGCACGCAGCTGCGTCTCCCGTAGCGCCGTTCCAGGTTCGCGAATCCAGAACGCTGAAAAATCCGTTTGCGGATTGACGCACCGGGGCACTCTTTCCTCAGGCACCCCCTTTGCCGTCAGAGAGGAAAGTAATGAGCGACGAAGACATCCAGTCCCAGGTAGCGGAAGCCCCTGAGTCTGATTCGTCCCCGCAGATCGTTGACAACTCGCCTGATACGCAAGCGTCTCCGCAGCCGCAGGGCAGCGTGTATGACGCGTTTAAGTCGCTGCCTGAGTTCCGCGGGCAGGACGACGTCTCCATCGCTCGCAACCTGTACCAGACCTACCACGGTTTCGGTCAGGCCCAGCAGCAGCTCCGGCAGTACCAGGAGTACGCGTCGGAGTACGCTCGCAACGCCGACCAGTTCCGCAAGTGGCAGGCCGCTCAGCAGCAGGCCGCCGCTCCGCCGCAGCCGCAGAAGCCCAAGTGGTGGGATCCGCCGCAGGTCCGCGACGAGTGGAAGCAGTTCATCGTTCGCGACCCTGAGTCTGGCCGCGAGATCATCGCTCAGGATGCTCCGCTGGACGCGCAGGCCGCGATCAAGTCCTACCAGGCCTACACGGCGCAGTTCGCCAAGAAGTTCGTCACGGATCCGGAAGGCACCCTCAAGCCTTTCGTTGAGGACCTGGTCCAACAGAAGGCCCAGGAAATCGTCCAGCAGCAGCTGGGCCAGTACACCACACAAAACTACGTACAGTCGCTGGAGCAGCAGAACTCCGACTGGCTGTACAACCAGGACGGCAGCGTCTCCAACGAGGGGCTCGCCATCCAGCACTACATCGATCAAGCAGCTCGGTCAGGTATCGCTGATCCGCAGGCCCGGTGGGTATTCGCCACCAGCATGCTGGAGCGCGACCTGCTGAACATGCGGTATCAGCAGATGATGGCGCCGCCGCCGATGCAGGCTCCGATGGAGCCGCCGGCCCCCGCCCCGTCGCCTGTTGAGCAGTCGAACATGCAGTTTTTGCGGGAGCGTGCCACGCGTGCGCCCAGCAGGAGCGGTGGGGCGACGGAGCCCAGGGCTCCCAAGCCTAAGCGTTCGTTTGAGGACCAACTACGGGGCCAACTCGTTAAGGACGGAGTGATCTAAACCATGCCCAGTACGACTGACTTCGCGCGTTCTATTGCAACGACCATTGTCAACTACCTCCGCGAGGAGGAGGTGGCAAGCCTCCGGCGTTACATGGTCCTCGCGGCCATCGAACAGCGCGGCAATGTTCGCATGAACATGGCTGGGCGCGGCGTTGAGTGGGAGGTGTCGTACCGGCTGCATAAGCCGACCGGGAACAACGGGGAGACTCCGCGTTCCTTCAGCCGCCAGAACCTCTGGAAGAACGCCAGCCTTGAGTACCGGGGCTATCAGGCGACGGACGTCCTGTACCGCAAGGAGCTTCTGGAGAACCGCGGTACCAGCGCGCTTATCAACGTCGCCGGCAAGATGGCCTCGCGTCTCCAGACGAGCATCGAACAGTACCTCGCGCAGGAGGTCTGGATCGACGGCAGTTCCGCTGGCAACGAGCTGCGATATCACGGCCTTGAGTCGTTCATGGGCGCCACCAACACGGTCCACAAGACCAACGGCGGTGACCGTGGTTCCGCCAGCGCCGATGATCCGTTTGCGTACCCCAACGACACCTACGCTGGGCTTTCGACGGAGCTGGGCTATTACGGCGGCTCGCAGCTTGAAGGCGTCTGGCCCTACGGCCGAGCCGAGAGCGAGTATGACTTCTACTCTCCGATCCTGGTGAACTACACCAGCAACTTCTTCGGCAGCACCACCTGGGCGGCCAACTGCATCAAGGCGCTCCGCGAGGGCCTGCACACGGCCAAGCGGAACGACACCAAGGAAGACGCCATCGACCTGATCGTCATGGACCGGAAGCTGTACACGGACTTCCTCAACGCGTACGAGGACAAGCAGCGGTTCATCGTCAGCAAGGAGAACGGCCTGAAGTCGCTGGGCTTCACCACGGTGGAGTTCGACGGCGTGGAGATCGGCACCGAGTACGGCGTGCCGGCCAACACGGCGTACGGTCTTGCGATTGGGAACGTCGAACTGTTGAACATGGAAGGTCAGATGTTCAACAGCGAGGGACCTTTCTACGACGAAATTTCCAACAGCTACAGGTACGTGGTAAGCACGCTGGGCAACCTCAAGTTCAAGAGCCCGCGGTCGTTTATCAAGTGGAAGAACTACGCCTGATCCCAAGGAGTGAAGAATGTCTCTGCTGAATGATCCTCCGTTCGGTCTTGGCCAGACTCTCGGCGTCGAAACGCTTGCCGACGGCGGCAGCTGGGTGGGCGCTCTCAAGGAGTTCCCGGACGTCAACCCCGTGACTGGCGCCGTGCGGTCTAATCGCCGCAAGCTGTGCGTCGCGGTCCGGAACACCTCCGGCGTCCGGCTGCTGCCCAAGCGAGTGGTCACGTGGAAGTCTGGCAGCTTCACTGAGGTCAACGGCTACACCGCTGCGACCGACGCGGCCTCGGCCGGCGTGGTGGACGAGTGGCTGCCGGCCTCTGGCGTGGCGAACAACGATGTGTTCTGGCTGACGGTGCAGGGTCCGACGGAGGTCAAGCTGGGCCCCGGCCTGCAGGCTGCGGCTGACAGCGCTCTGGTGGCCCTCACTGCTGCGGCCAGCACGCACTCCACCACGGCGGGCCAGGCCCAGACGGCTGCCGCGACCTTCCTGCAGAACGGCTACATCGGCCGGGCGATCTCGGCGGGTACGACCGCCCAGAACGTCCTCGCCATCGTCAATCTCGTCCGCAGTTGATACTTGCCCTTTTGGGGGCTAAGGGGGGAGCCTCTGACCTGGGCAACTGGGTCAGAGGCTTTTCCTGTTTCTGGACTACGCAATGGAATCCGCCATCCCCAACCTGGAGTTCATCCGGCAGCTCATCGCTGAGGCTCGCCGGGACGTCCCCGGCATGGACATGGAGCGTCTGCGGATGGTGATGACAGAGGGATCCCCCATGGTGACTGAGCAGCAGGAGGACCGCTGATGATCCGGCAGCAGCCAGGGCGACCGGGCGTTAACCCGCTGAAGGCTGGGGGAAACGCTGGCGGGCTTGAGCAGGGCTACCAGCAGCCGCAGGGCAACCAGCCAAAGGGCATGGACCTGTCTTCGTACGCCCCCGGCCGCGCCCAGCCCATCCAGCCTCCTTCGCAGGGAACGCCGTTCCAGGCCTACAACCAGCAGCAGAGTGCCCCGCGCTCCCCGCCGCAGTTTGGCGGGGATGTCATGTTCGCAGGCGGCACGCCGTACTTCAACGAGCGGCCCGGCCCCATGCCGCGACAGCAAAAGGCCGCGCCGCCGCGAGAGACGCCTGCCGTCGGCGCGCAGCCGCAGGTGCCGTTCACGCAGTCTGCCGTGGGTGTTGGTGGCCAGCAGTTCTCCGACCCGTCTCAAGCGTTTGCTCAGCGCGACGCCCTGATCCAACGGATCAACGAGGCGAGGGCGCCGATGTTCGCCAACTCCGGAATGTACATGGGTGGCGCAGCTCCGCCCCCGCCCCAGCCGCTTGACTTCAACGCGCTCCTGGGCCAGGCGAACGAAATGGTTGCCGGTGGGTGGCAGAACCCGTTTGCGGCGACGACTTTCGCACCGCCTTCCCAGCCGCCAGTTGCCGGCATGAATCCCGGCTACGGAAATCCCTACGTGATGAACACTGGCGCCGGAACGCCATTCCCTGAGGCAGAGCTTGGCGACGGCGGAAGGCAGTACTACGATTGGGCGATCAACAACCCCAATGATCCGCGGTCGTCTTCAATCGTAGCGGATTGGGAGTTTCGTCAGGCCAACGGCCCTGGGCCGACACCCCGCCCACCGAACCCAGCCCTTCGTCCGCAGGCCCCATACCAGTCGCCCTTCTCCAGCCCTAGTGCCCCGCAGCAGCCCGCCTACTACCCAGGCGGAACGATGAACGACGGGTACGGCATGGGCCAGCCGCCCAGCCTGGGCGGGGCCCGCGACATGATGGCGAGGCCGCCGCTCGTCATGGCTCCGCAGCAGGGGCCAGCGCCCGGGTACGGCACGCCTCCAGAACGCCGCGACGGTATCGGGACAGTAATGGGCTTCCCTGACAACAACGGCGACGGGGTGGACGACCGCTACCAAGGCGGCCCCGGCATGGGGGCTCCGCAGCAGGGTCAAGCACCTGCGTACGGCCAAGACCGGGGGTTTGATTCTTGGTATGAGCAGAAGCTGAGAAGCACAACCAGAGACATGATGTATGACCCAGAGCGAGATCGCCTGATGCGCGAGCGGTCTTACCAAGAATACCTGCGCGGCGGCGAGGGTGGTCGCTATCTCGCGCCGACACTCCGAGTGATTGACGACCGCCCTCAACCGGGCCGCTCGCCTGAATGGCGTCCCGAGCGGGGGCTCGTCATGGCTCCGCAGCAGGGGCGCGCTCCAGGTTACGGCGATCCAGGTTACGGCCCGACCCCAGACGGCCGAGGCGGTGCCGGGACAGTGGGCTTCCGTGACCCAAGCTTTCCTCCCCACCTGAGGCAGGCGCCAGCCCCGGGAGAATACCAAGCATTTGATGAACACTACAGGCAATGGAAAGCCCTTCAGGGAGGCCCCGCGGGGCGGTACTTCCCAGGGGAGCGTCAGTTCGTTTATGGGCAGTTTATGTCTGGCCAACGCCCTGACGGCGAGCTGACAGAGAAGGCGCGCAGGGTCGCAGACACCCAGAAAACCCGCAGCGGCCCCGTTCCCTATGCGGGAGATCCTCGCAGCAAGCCGCCTGCGCCCTCGCGGCCGACCGCCCCCAACAAGCGTGATGTGCAAGCCGCATTTGAGAACCCATCGGCGTGGCAGTACCAAGATCCTCAGGAGGCTTCCAGGCTCGCGAGAGAGGATGCGATGCAGCGTGGGCAGACTTGGACTGAACGACAGGGGCGAGACGTTTACAACGCGGCGAACAAGAACAACTGGCTTGGCCCAGACGCTCGTCGGTCGGTCGGAAATATGTCGTCTGACAACCAGCGGGCGTACTTGCTGATGGGTGGCTTCAATCAAAATGAGGTCAACGACTACATGAAACGCAACTCTGGCAAGGGCAAGAAGAAGCGTTGACGGTAAGTGTGTACGCAAGTACACTAATGAACCCTACCCCCAAGGTGTTCCATGCAGCAGAAGTTCAACGTCGGCTTTGTGACTTTCTCCTACGGCGGCAACGGCGGCATCTCGTCTGAGGTGCCCAACATCCGGGAGTGGATGGTTCCGCTGGTCGCTGATCTCTCCAAGGACTCACGGATCGACCAGATCCGCGTTTGGAACCTGGCGGACACGCCGATCACCATGACCCGCAACAGGGCGGTTGTCATGGCCCGGGAGTACGGTGTTGACTGCCTGGTGATGGTGGACTCCGACATGCACCCGGACGTTCACGCTGGCTCACTTGACGCGAAGCCCTTCTTCCAGACCAGCTTCGACTTCTTTGTGGACCACTACTCCAAGGGTCCCTGTGTGATCGGTGCCCCCTACTGTGGGCCTCCGCCCGTGGAGTGCGTGTACGTGTTCCGCTGGAACAACATGCAGAGCCACAACCCAGGCCCGGACTTCCAGCTGGAGATGTATGACCGGCACACGGCGGTCAAGATGGCCGGCATCCAGGAGTGCGCCGCACTGCCCACCGGGCTGATCATGTATGACATGCGGGCGTTCTCGCTCACGGAGCCCAAGACGACGGACGACAAGCCGTGGTTCTACTACGAGTGGAAGGACCACTTCTGTGCCGAGAAGGCGTCCACGGAAGACGTCACCATGACCCGCGACCTGTCGCTCGTCGGCACGCAGAAGCTTGGCTACAACCCGGTGTACTGCAACTGGGATGCGTGGGCTGGTCACTGGAAGCCCAAGTGTGTCGGCAAGCCGCAGGTCATCGATGCCGCTGGCGTGTCGGCCAAGCTCAAGGACTGCTGGTCCGGCAACTATGAAGTCGGCGTCAAGCTCTGCGACCTCAAGGCGCCGGAGTGGCTGGACACGCTCAAGAAGCAGGCCGCATTTGATGGCCTTGGCATGGAGCTTCCAGGGCATGACTGTGACGCAATCCGGAGGATGATCAAAGACTTCCAGGACGCCCACAAACGGAATCCCGTGATCGCAGAAATCGGATCATGGGCAGGCAGGTCCGCAATTCTCATGGCATCTCTAGGGGCCACGGTGTATTGCGTAGACCACTGGCAGGGCAGTCAGCATGACGACGGCACCGCCGGAGTGGATCCGGAGACGGCGTACCAGACGTTCCTCCGAAACACCTCCAGGTACCGCGAGGTTGGCAGCATCAAGCCGTTCCGCGGAAGCTCCGCCGAGGCGTCGGTGCATTTCCTGGCAACTGGCAAGGATTTCGACATCGTCTACATCGACGCCGAGCATACGTACGAAGCGGTCAAGAAGGACATCGCCATGTGGCGGCCCATGGCCCAGCACCTAATCGCCGGGCATGATTACAACATATTCCCCGGCGTGCGACAGGCGGTTGACGAGGCGCTTCACGGCGTCCGGGTTGATGGGAACGTGTGGATGGCTAAGCCGTGAGAACCTGCGTCAAGTGCAAGAAGGACCTGCCGGACGAGGCATTCCACCTTGCGTCTGACGGCAAACGCCACCCGCGGTGCAAGGCCTGCCGCACGGCCTACGAACGCAAGCGGCGAAAGCAGAAGAAGGATGACCGCCTTGATCAGATTGAGCGAGACGCGGTCGATGTGTTCTGCAAGGCCGCGAGGCTGGGGGGTGGGAATATCCCGCACAGCGCTGAGCTGCTTGAGACGCTGCTGGACTACATGGGCGGGACCAGGGGCTTCGCCAATCTGTTTATGAAGCAGTACTACGATAGCCCGCCGGGCGGGGCGTTCCGGACGAAGCAGCTGGAAACCATCGTCCGCCTGGTGACGAACAACGCCGCGATGGGCGGGGCGAAGAAGCCTCTGACGCTGTGGAGCGAGGAGGAGCTTGAGGACGAGCTGAGGGTGCGGCTGATTGAGACGGCCGCCACCCTGCGAACGATCACCGTCGAAGCCTTGCCGGAGGTCCGTGAAGAAGCACCCGCGCAAGATCCCTGATCCGCCCAAGCCTGACGGGGTGGACATCAAGGCCGCGCTAACCCAGCACACGCTGGGCGTTCTCAAGGAAGTCCAGGCCGAGCTAAAGAGCCGCCGCATTGAGGCGTTGCGGCTGTATGAGCCGATGCCCCACCAGGATCTCATGCACTCCGAGCGATGCTCTGAGCGGATCATCCTTGGCGGCAACCGCAGCGGAAAGTCCCTCAGCACCTTTGTGGAGGACGCCCGCGCTGCCACGGGACAGGACCCGTACGGCAAGTACCCTGAGCGGGATGGCATCCTGATCATCGTTGGCCGGAACTGGCCGCACATCGGCCTGGTGTGCTATCCGATGCTCTTCAAGGCCGGGGCGTTCAAGATCATCAAGGACCTTGAGACGGGCGATTGGCGTGCGTTCCGCCCGTTGCAGGACGCTGATCGCATTGCCGAGGCCAAGCCGGCTCCGCCGCTGATCCCGCCGCGGTACGTGGTGGACACCTCCTGGGTGCTGAAGAACGCCGGCTACTGCCAGAAGGTCACGCTCGCCAACGGCTGGGTGATCAACTTCTTCTCGTCTGAGGGCGAGCCTCCGCAGGGATTTCAGGCGGATTTGGTCCACCTGGACGAGGACGTTTCCAATCCAGCATGGGTGGGCGAAATGCAGGCTCGCCTCGCAGACCGCAAGGGGCGCCTGATGTGGTCTGCCATGCCGCACTCCAAGAACGACGCCCTCCTCGGCCTGTGTGAGCGTGCCGACCGTGAGGCTGAGCTGGGCACCGAGAGCCCCATCATCAAGAAGTTCGTCTTCAGGTTTTTGGATAACGCCCATATCGATCAGGCCGAGAAGGAGAAGAACATCAGCCGGTGGTCTGCCCTGGGCGTGGACGAGCTTCGCATGCGTGCGGAAGGCGAGTTCACCCAGGACTCCATCCTGATGTACCCGTCGTTCAACCCCACGGTCCATGTCCTCAAGCGGGAGGATCTGCCGGGCGGCATACCGCCCAACTGGTGCAAGTATGTCGCTATTGACCCTGGCCACACGGTCATGGCGTGCGTGTTTGGGGCCGTGCCACCGGACGAGAAGTTCCTGCTGATCTATGACGAGCTGTACATCCGCAACTGCAACGCCCTGATCTGGGGCGAGGAGTTCGCCAAGAAGGCCCAGGACCAGCACTTCTACGCGTTCATCATGGACATGCACGGCGGCACGCTGCGCGACCTGGGCTCTGGACGCCTCCCGTGCGACCTGTACTCCGAACAGCTCCGCACGCGGAACCTCAAGGCCCAGATGAGCGGCTACCAGTTTGTGCCTGGGTCAGACGACATCATTGCCCGTACGAACCTGGTGCGGCAGATGCTGCACATCCAGGGCGACGGCAGCACGCGGGTGAAGTTCCTGGAGGGCGGCACGCCTGAGCTGCTCCGGGAAATCAAGCGATACAAGAAGAAGGTTGTGCAGAGTAACAACGGTCCGTTCATCACGGACATGCCCAACACTCGCGGCGAGGTCCACGCCGTCCAGTGCCTGGAGTACCTCTGCGCCTACGAGCCACAGTATCACGCCCCCCCAGCGATGCCGGGCGCCGAGCCCTGGTACGTAAAGTGGCTGGCCGAGAAGAAGAAGCGTCAGGGGGATGACGGGCGTGGGTATGTCGTTTTGGGTCCTACCAGAAAGGGGTGATGCGTGTCCTACCAGATGCCTGAAGTGAGCGTGGGCGAGACGGTCCTGTACTACGTGCATGAGAACTCCGAGCCGATCATGGCGTTCGTCACCCGGGTGGGGCGTGTCACCATCGAATGCTGGTCGCTGTCCCCCGGGTACGGCGGCGTGGACCGCACCAGCGTCCACCACAAGGACGATCCGGCCCTGGAAAACCCCAACCTGAAGGCCTTTGGGGCGTGGTCGCACCGGCCGCGGGATCCCCGCATCTCCCAGCTCTCCGAGCGGCTTTCCGCCCTGGAGAAGTCCAGCGGGGGCAATAAGAAGTAGCAGGAATACCCATGGCCGACCAAAATCCGCTCCGCCCCATTGTGCGAGGGTGGCTAGACAAGATCGATCTAGCCCTCAAGCACAAGAAGCCGTTCCAGGACGACGCCGAAGAGGCCATGTCGTTCTATGACGGCGACAACGCCTGGATGTTCCGGAACGAGTACACCCGGGGCGAGAAGGGCTTTGTTAAGGGGATCGCCCCGCCGGCCTTCCGGATGACCGTGAACCGGGTTTGGGAGGCCGTCCGCCTCTTTGGATCCGTGATTCACCACCGGAACCCTACCCGCAACGTCACGCCGCGGCAGTACCCCATCATCTCTCCGCAGATGCTGGGCATCTTCCCGCAGCCGCCGATGCCGCAGATGGGGCCGGACGGCCAGCCGGTGATTGGGCCTGACGGGCAGCCCGTCATGGCCCCGGACCCGGGGATGATGTTCTATCAGCAGATGACCCAGCAGACGCAGTTCATGTCGGAGAAGCGCCAGCTGATCTCCAAGCTGCTGGAAGAGTACCTGAACTACACCCCCAACGAACTGGACCTCAAGACGCACTCCCGCAAGGTGGTGGACGAGGCCCTGATCAAGGGAGCCGGGTGCTGGTTCACCGAGCTGTACCAGCCGCCCGGGTCCGACATCAGGGTTGCCGGGAGCTTCTTTGAGACGTTCGACAACGTCGTCTGGGATCCTGACGCCGACGACCAGGCGGACATCCAGTGGATCGCCCGCCGCCGCACGCACTCCAAGGAGTTTGTGTCCGGCAGATTCGGCATTCCCACAGAAGACCTCAAGGGCTCTGCGGAGAGCTACGATTCCCGCAGCAAGGCCGGCGACCAGGGCTACAAGACTCGCCAACGCAACGGCAAGTCGATGGACCTCGTCACCTACTGGGAGGTCTACAGCAAGGTAGGGTTTGGCGACCGCCTCAAGGACAGCGACAAAGAGCTGAGGGGCAAGTTCGACGCCCTTGGGCCCTACTGCTTCCTGGTGGTCTGCGAGGGCGTGGAGTACCCGCTGAACATTCCTCCGCAGATCCTGCAGGAGGAAGTGGACGAGACTGGCATCCCGCCATCGCTGTTCCAGGCCGCCCAGTGGCCCGTCCCGTTCTGGGCGGAGCCGGAGGGCTGGCCCTGCACCATTCTCCAGTGGCATGGGAAGCCCGGGTATTCCTACCCCATCTCGCTCATCAAGCCCGGTATTGGCGAGCTGCGGTTCATCAACTACGCGATGAGCTTCATGGCGACCAAGATCGCCACCTCGGCCAGCACCATGATCGGCGTGGCCAAGGCTGCGGACAACGACCTCAAGGCCAAGATCCTGGAATCCGACGAGTCCGGGTTCAAGATCGTTGAGATCAGCGAGGCCATCGGCAGGAACGTCAACGACATCATCTCGGTGTTTAACCTGCCGGGCGTCTCGTCCGACATGTGGAGCATCATTGCCGCTGTGACGGAGCTTTTCGACCGCCGCGTCGGTTTGACAGAGCTGGTTTATGGCATGTCCAGAAACCAGTTTAGGAGTGCTGCAGAGGCCGTCACTAAGGCGGAACAAATCTCTGTACGGCCGGACGACATGGCAAACACTCTGGAAGACGCCTTGTCGTCCCTGGCCAGGAAGGAAGCGTTCCTGGCACGGTGGCTTGTGAACCCGGAGGACGTCGCGCCGCTCCTGGGTCCGATGGCGGCCCAGGCCTGGCAGATGCATGTCCAGGCGATGAACCCGGACGAGGTCCTGCGTGAGTTCGACTTCCGCGTGGAGGCCGGATCCGCCCGGAAGCCCAACAAGGGCACCAAGGTTGAGCAGATCAACCAGGCCCTCCAGATCATGGCGCCGATTGCCCAGGGCATGCTCCAGGCCGGTCAGCCTGGCCTGATGAACGCGCTCCTGGAGGACTGGGGCCGGGCCATGGACATCGACGTCACCAAGTACCTGATTCCGCCTCCACCTCCACCACCGCAGGAGCCGGCACCCAATGCAGGTCCCCCAGGAAGTCAGTGACCTCGGCTCCGACGCCGTCGAAACCTACACCCGCGCTCTTCCCTACGGAGAGCGATGGGCCCTCATGGTTGCCACGCAGACCCCTCCAGGCACGCGTGGAACGGACAGGGCGTTCATGGAGGGTCGCCTGAATGACCAGTGGCTGGACGACATGCCCAAGCGTCAGGCCCAAAGGATTCTCAGCGATGCTCGTTCCGCGGGCATTAACCCTCATGGGAAGACCTACGTTGGCGGGCTGGCCGACCAGCGGGCCCACCGGGACCCGGAGGCGTGGGTGGATTCAACCGCCGACGTCCTGCGTGTCGCCAAGAAACGCAACCTGACGGTGGAGGGAATCGTCAGCCACAAGGGCACCCAGATCCCGCAGAAGCCCCCTGCCCTGAGCGAACGAATCATCCGAGACGACATCCGGCACTACCGCAAGCTGCACCCTGGCAAGAAGACCGCCGAGCTGCGGGAAATGGTTATCTCCAAGCACGCCCTGAAGAGGAAGAAATGAACGAGATCACGCGGTTTCGCGACACCGTCGCCATCACGGCGTCCAGCTCTGCCAACACCATCACGCCGCGGATTGCATTCGGCAACTTCGCGGGCGGCTGCGTTGTCATTGCCGCGACCGGAGGTGCCACACAGATCAACTGGCATGGCTCCGCCGCCCCAGAGGCCACGCCTGTGCAAATCTACGCCGATGGGTCTGCAGTGACCACGGCGCTGACGGTTGGCATTCATCCCATCCCGGACGCCTGCTTCGCGCTTCCGTTCGTTGCCCCCGTGGTCGCCGGTGCCACCACCTGCGCCATGACCGTCTGCGTCAAGGGTTAGCCATGCCCCTCTCCCCACGCACCCTCCGACCGGCGAGCAGCGGATTCAGCGTGTGGCAGAGCGAGATCAGCAAGGCCGTCACCGAGCAGACGAAACTGCTGTACGAAATGAAGCACATGCGAGAACAGCCATGAGCCCAATGAGCCCGAGAACGCTGCGGCCGAGAGCAGGCGGATTTAATCCGGCGAGCATCAGCAACCTCGGCGCATGGTGGGATTTTTCAGACTCGTCCACAGTCTCGTTGTCATTGTCTGCCATTACTAGCGTGACTGACAAGAGCGGGAATAGTCGCACGGCAACGCAAAGCACAGGAAATAATCAGCCGGCGATTGCAGCCAGCGTCCGTAACGGCCGGTCGGCGGCACTGTTTGACGGGCTGAACGACGCCCTGGATGTGACATGGGGCGTTCAGCAGTTCACGGCCATCACCCTGTTTGCAGTAGTTCAGCCGACTGGTGCTGGTGGCGGCAGCCTCGGTCGCATATACAGCAGAGACGGCTCAGGCACTTTCCTCAGTCGGGCAAACGCCAGCAATGCGTTTTCTTGGAGCATGCCATGGACGAGTGCAACCGGCAATGGCTCGCAACGGACGGCCGATGGTTCTGCAAGCCTGAACGCATGGTACTTGCTGTCGTTTCGGTACACAGGAGGCGCAGACGTAAATGCTGATGTGTTTCCGCGTGTGAATCGCTCTCTTAGCACTGCGGCCCTGGCCGGGACACGTGATACTTCGTCTACGTTGCAATCCAGCACGCTAAACATTGGAAACCGCACCTTGGCTGACGGCTACGACCGTGGATGGCAGGGGCATATTGGTGAACTGTTGATCTACACGGCCAACTTGACAGCGGCAAATGTGAGCTCAGTCGAATCGTATCTGGCCGCCAAGTGGGCCTTCTAATGCAACG